CTCCGCAACTGCCGGCAGAGAACAGCGCGGGTATCTGCGTAGTTTACGCCTGGGAAAACGAGAATGCCGGCAACGTGCATCAGCTGTTCATGCAAACTCATGCCATTGTTTTTGGTGGTAACCGATTGTTTCATCGCCTGCTGGTAGGCGGAGTAAGTGGCGACTGGGTAGAGCTTCACCACACCGGCAACAGCTCCGCCCTCCCGATCTCCGGCAGCCTCTCACCGGCCACCGACAACTCCGTCAGCTACGGCACAGCCGCCCGTCGCCCAACCCAGCTTTTCGCCGCCACCGCCACCATCGGCACCTCGGACGCCCGCGAGAAAACCCCGGTCCGCGCGCTGACTGAGGCCGAGTACGCCGTGGGCCTGCAACTCGCCCGCGAGATCGGCGCCTACTGCTGGCTTGAAGCAGTGGAACGCAAGGGCGATGGCGCCCGCGAACACTTCGGCCAGACCGTGCAGCGGGCCATGGCCATCTTCCAGCAGCACGGCCTCGACCCCTTCGCCTACGGTGCGATTTGCTACGACACCTGGAAGCAGGAAACTGTCGAGCATCCGGCCCAGTACGAGCAGATCGAGATCCCGGCTGTGCTGGACGAGCAGGGCAACGAGATCGAACCGGCCCGCTACGAGCAGGGCAAGCTGATCCGCGAAGCCTGGACTGAGGTCACGCTGAAGGCCGGCGACCGCTACAGCTGGCGGGATAGCGAGCTGTTCTGGCTGATCTGCGCCGCCCAGCAGCGGCAGGCCGATGAGCAGGCACGGCAGCAGGCGGACATTCTGGCGCGCCTGGAAGCCCTGGAGCGGTCCGCATGATCAGCGCCGACGTCCAGCTGCTCGAACCGGGCAGCGAGATTCGTCTGTTCGAGGTGGACTGCACGGCGTTCGGTGGCGACGTGCTGCGCTTTCACGGGCATCTGGTGCCGTACACCGAGGCCGAACTGCAGGGCGCCCAGAACCATACAGTTCATCATGCCGGCAGCCTAGCGTGGCAGGCGGGCTCGATGCTGATCCCCGCCGGCAACGGCGCGTTTCTCGGCGGCCCAAAGGCCATCTGGTGGCAGGGCGAGGAATACAGCGGCTGGCCGGTGCAGGTCGAAGGGCTGGACGTGCCGGGCGATGGCAGCGCGGCCACGCCGACGCTGACCGTGGGCAACATCGACCGCAGCCTCAGCGCGCTGTGCCTGCTGTTCGATGACCTGCTGCAGGCCAAGGTGATCATCCGCGAGACATTCGCTCACTACCTGGACGCGCGCAATTTCCCCAGCGGCAACCCGTCCGCCGACCCTACCCAGGAGCGCGTGCAGATCTGGTATGTCGACCAGAAGACCGCCGAGGCGGACGAGGCGATCAGTTGGCAGCTGAGCTCGCCGGCCGACGTGCGCGGGCAGATGATCCCTGCGCGGCAGATCCATGGCCTGTGCCACTGGTGCCTGACCGGCGGCTACCGGGGCGCCGATTGCGGCTACACCGGTGGGCCGGTGGCGCAGGAAGACGGCACGCCCACCGATGACCCGGCGCGTGACCAGTGCGGCGGCCTGTTGAGCGATTGCAAGGCGCGTTTCGGCGAGCACGCCGAGCTGCCATTCGGCGGCTTCCCCGGCGCCGCCCTTTTGCGGAGGTAGTCATGCAGAAAGCCGTATTGGAGGCGATACGCGCCCATGTGGCGGCGGAGTATCCGCGCGAAGCCTGCGGCGTACTGGTGCGCCGGGGGCGCCGCGAGCGGTACCGGCCCTGTCGCAACTTGGCCGCCACGCCGGAACAGGAATTCATCCTCGCCCCCGAGGACTACGCGGCGGCGGAAGATGAGGGGGTGATCACCGGTATCGTGCACAGCCACCCGAACGCCACCGCGCGTGCCTCCGAGGCCGACCAGGCCTACTGCAATGCCGGCACGTTGCCCTGGTACATCCTGTCATGGCCGGAGGGCGACCTGAACGTCATCACGCCCCGGCAGGTGCCGCTGGAAGGCCGGCCGTTCGTGCATGGCGTGCAGGACTGCTACGCCCTGGTGCGCGACTGGTACCGGCAAGAGCGCGGTATCACGCTGCCGGACTTTCCGCGCGCGGACGGCTGGTGGGAACGCGGCGAGGACTTGTACCTGCGCCAGTACCGCGATGCCGGCTTCGAGCCTGCCCACGGCGACCCGCAGCCCGGCGACGTGCTGCTGATGCAGGTGATGTCGGCGCAAGTGAACCATGCGGCCATTTTCCTGGGCGATGGCCAGATGCTGCACCACCTCTACGGCCGCCCCAGTTGTCGCACTCCTTATGGCGGGTACTGGCTGGAGCGGACGGTGCTGCGGGTGAGGTATACCGGCGATCTGCCAGCCTGATACAGTCCGGTAAAGACTAGGAGAGATGTCCATGCGATTGATCGTTGCGGCTTCAGCTGTGCTGTTGTTGGGCGGTTGCGCCACCGAGCCGGTTGCACTGCATAGCGCACAGGTGGCACCGGCCTACCGCGTGTTCTGGCGCGCACCGGCGGATGCCACTGCCACCCTGACGGTAGTGCGTGATCGTGGCGCGGTCGGTAGCGCCTGCTACGCCGGCCTGTACCTGAATGGCGCGAAAGCCGCGTACCTGGAGCGAGGGGAGAAAGTCGACCTGAGGCTGCCCGCCGGTGAAACGCTGGTAGGAGTGGTCCTGGCGGGTAGCGGTCTGTGCGGCATGGGGCGGCACGCGCCGCGGGAGCGTGAAGTGAGACTGCTGCCATATCAGCAAAAGGCCTACCGGATCTTTACCGACGCTAATGCCGTCATGGACGTTCTGCCCACCAGTTATTGAGCTGTCAGTCCTTACAAAGCCGCCTGCGGGCGGCTTTTTTATGCCTGGAGAATTCCATGTCTGATCAATCTTTGCGCACAGTGCGCCTGTATGGCGTTCTGGGCGCCCGTTTCGGGCGGGTGTTCCAGCTGGCGGTGTCCTCGCCGGCCGAGGCGGTGCGGGCGCTGTGTGTGCAGTTGCCCGGTTTCGAGCAGTTCCTGCACACCAGCCGCTCGCGTGGGCTGGTGTATGCGGTGTTCTACGGCAAGCGCAACCTGGCCGAAGATGAGCTGGACCTGACTGGGCAACAGCAGGATATCCGCATCGCGCCGGTGCTGGCCGGCAGCAAGCGAGCCGGCGCGATGCAGACCATCGTCGGCGCGGTGCTGGTGGCGGCGGGTGCCGCCATGATGATCTCCGGCTTTGGCAGCGCGTTTGCCCCGTATGTGCTGCAGGCGGGTATAGGCATGATGATCGGCGGGGTCATCCAGATGCTGTCCCCCCAGCAGGGCGGCCTGGCCAAGGATCCGGACAATCGTCCCAGCTATGCGTTCGGCGGCCCGGTGAACACCACGGCCCAAGGCAATCCCGTGGGCGTGCTGTACGGCCGTCGGCGCATTGGCGGTGCGATCATTTCCGGTGGCATCTACGCGGAAGACCAGATGTAACCCTGTACCTCTCCCAGGCCCGGCCCAGTGCCGGGCTTTTTATTGCTTCGAGGAAACCATGAGCGCAGCCCTTGCCCTTGATATTCGTGGCCGCAAATCGGGTGACGAGCCGAGAACCCCGCGCGAGGCGCCCGACAACTTGCAGTCAACCGCCTACGCGAAAGTGCTGTTGGCATTGGGCGAAGGCGAGTTCGCCGGTGGCGTGACCGAGCGCGACATCTATCTGGACGGCACGCCGCTGATGGCCGCCGACGGCTCTCGTAACTTCCCTGGCGTGCGCTGGGAATTCCGCCCGGGCACGGCACATCAGTCCTACATCCAGGGCGTGCCTGCGGTGGAAAACGAGCTGGCGGTGGGTGTGGAGCTGCGCGGCGATGCGCCCTGGGTTCGCGCGCTGGTCAATACGCAGCTGTCGGCGGTGCGCCTGCGCCTGTCCTGGCCTGGGTTGCAGCACCAGGAAGATGATGGGGACGTATGGGGGTACACCATCGACTACGCCATCGATGTGGCCACTGATGGGGGCGCTTATCAGCAGGTGGGTCAGTACCGCGTATCCGGCAAGACCACCACGAAATATGAGCGCTCGCACCGCATCGACCTCCCTGCGGCCACCAGCGGCTGGCA